GAGGCTCAATTTCTATTTATCAAAATGACAATGGAACTTATTATTGGGCTAATGAATTTAAATATTGAGTAAAAGGATGTGATTAAATGGCAAGGCTAAGAAGTTTTAAAACGCCTGAGGAAATAAAAAAAATGCCAATTAGTAATGTTCGAGAAGAATATAATAAATTGGCTTATGATTATGAAAGAATAACAGAAAATAAAATTCTTCTTTGTCCTTGTTGTAATACATGGCAGTCCGCTGAAGATGGATTTTATATGGACAAAAGGTATGCGACAAATCGTTATCCGGTTTGTAAACGTTGTCTTTTGAAAAAAGTTGAACAAAGACAAAAAGACACAGATGAACCTAATGAAACAAAAGAATCAGTTCAACATGTACTTCAAATGATGGACAAAGTATATGATGATGATTTTTATAACGATTGCGTAAAAGGAGCACTTGATGGTGTAAATGAAAAACAGCGTCATTCTCCATTTGCGACGTATATTGTCGGTATTCAGTCATTACCACAGTGGAAGGGCAAAGGTTGGAAAGATTCAAATTTTGGTGATGCGGCCATGTCTGTAGATGAAGAAGAAACTAGAATTATTCAAAAAACTGTTAAAGCTGGCAGAAAAAGATTTGGATCTGGATATACGGATGATGAATATATGATTCTTGAAAATGAATATCAAGATTGGATTACAAGATATGAATGTAATACAAAAGCACAAGAAGAAGTTTTTGAGAATCTTTCTATATTAAAACTATTAAAAAAGAAAGCTTTATTAAAAGGTGATTCAACTAGAGATTTAGATAAACAACAACAAGATTGGCTTGATGCTGGTAAATTAAAACCTAAACAAAATACAAGTGATGCTCTTTCTGAAGCGCAAACTTTTGGAACATTAATACAAAAATATGAAGAAACTCGTCCATTACCAGAAATGGATGATGAATTTAAAGATGTAGATAAAATAGGTTTATATTTTGACGTATTCTTTAGAGGTCATACAAGTAAAATGTTGGGCCTAAAAAATGCTTTTTCAAATATATATGAGCGAATAATGAGTAAATATACTGTAACCAGACCGGAATATTCCGAAGAGGAAGATAGCGAAACTATTTTCGCTAAAGTATTTGGAACTCAAGATGACGAATAAAAAGACTATAAATGAGGTTGCTCATGAAAAATCTGAAAAGCTATTAGATGGAATTGCATATTGGGGAAGTTTTTACAGGTGTAATCCACATAGATTTGTTAAAGAATATCTAAATATAACACTTAGGTTGTTCCAAAAAATAATTATCTTTATGATGATGGTAAGTACTAATTTTATGTATCTTGCCAGCCGTGGTCAGGGTTGACTATTTTAATTAACTATTTCAGCCTCCTTTTTTGGAGGAAATATCAATGAGTAAATATAATTACAATAAAGATTATTTTAGTATAATAGATACAGCAGATAAAGCTTATTGGTTAGGTTTTTTATATGCAGATGGTTGCATTACAAGATTTTTTAAAAATGAAAAACTTAAATCAATGTCATTAGAATTAACATTGTGCAAAGAAGATAAAAATCATTTAAATAAATTTTTACGATGTTTAGATTCTAATGTTCCTATAAAGGAAAAACATATAAAATTAAATAATAACGATTATTTAGCTTATAAAGTTGTTATTAATTGTACTAAAATGTGTTATGACTTAATAAAATTAGGATGTACTCCTCAAAAAACATTTTTACTTACGTTTCCTAATAATGATCAAGTACCTGAAAAATATATAAAAGATTTTATTCGTGGTTATTTTGATGGAGACGGATGTATTCATATTAGAAATAATGGTAGCATAGAATTAAATATTACTGGCTTAGAAAATATAATAAGTTGTATTAATGATTATTTTATATCTAAAAAAATATTAAGAGTGCTGCCTAAAATATATAAAAAGGGAAATGTTTTTGAAGTATTTTATTATGGCGTAGATAGTATTAAAGAAATATTAGATCATATATATAATAATTCAAATATGCACTTAGATAGAAAATATAAAAAATATCAAGATTATTATAAGAATTATAATGATAAAGAAAATAAATATGGTGTTTATTTGAATAAATTAAATAATAAATATATTGCAACAATTTATATTAATGGAAAAAATATTAGAATTGGACAATATAACAATATAGATGATGCTATTAATGCACGTAAGGAAGCTGAAATAAATAAAATGTTAATTAAAAATAATATGCCCGCTTAATCAGTAATGATTATGAATAAATAGTGCGGAATTAAGCGTGAAACTCCTTCAATATAATTGGACAACACGAACCGAAGGCTATACTAAGTATAGTCAGGGGCAACGCATAGGTAGTGAAAAGATATAATCTACCCACGAGGCCGCACCATCCTAATGGGATGAAAATGTATGCTGAACTATATTCGATGATAAAGATATAGAATTATAAGATAAAAAGCTTATAAGATAACAAAATTGAAATCATGGCTTATTGCCTTATATTGTGTAGTTAGATGTATTTTGTTTCCTGGTACTAAAATAGTAGTTGCCTCTGGAGTAAAAGCACAAGCAATAGAAATTATATCAAAAATAGAGACTGAATTTTTAAAAAACTTTTCTTGGGGATCTCAAAATTTAAAGAACGAGATATCTTATATTTCTACTTCGCCAAACAATCCTGTATGTGAGTTTAAAAATGGTTCATATATACATGTAGTTACATCAAATGATAATGCTAGACATAACAGAGCTAATATTATAGTGGTTGATGAATTTAGGCTAGTTGATCTTAATACAATAAATACGGTATTAAAAAAATTCTTAACTGCTCCTCGTCAACCAGGATATCTTAATAATCCTAAATATAAACATTTAGAAGAAAGAAACTGTGAAATGTATGCTAGTTCTGCGTGGTATCAAGCACACTGGTCATATTCAAAAGCCAAATCATATTTTTCAAATATGTTGGATGATAAAAGAAAATATGTATGTATTGGATTACCATATCAGCTTGCAATAAAAGAAGGATTATTGCCTCGTGCACAAGTTGAAGATGAAATGAGTGAAGAAGATTTTGATCCTATTTCTTGGAAAATGGAGATGGAATGTATTTTCTATGGTGATTCAGATGGAGCGTTTTATAAATATGATGATTTATTAAAGTGTCGAAAAATTAAAACTGCATATCTTCCACTTTCTATGTACGAAAAACGTGGTATTAATGTTCCAGATTTAGCTCCTCAAGAAAGACGAATAATGTCTGTGGACGTAGCTCTCATGGCCAGTAGAAAACATAATAATGACGCTGCTGCCATGTGGATTAATGTAGCTATTCCTAATGGAACGGTATACATGAGTAATTATGTTTTTATTAAAACTTTTGAGGGATTAACAACAGATGAATTAGGCATAGAAATAATGCGTAATTTTTATAAATATAAATGTACTGATTTAGTATTGGATACACAAGGAAACGGTTTAGGTGTATATGATTTTATTATCAAAGAGCAATATGACGCTTCTACCGGAGAAACCTATGAAGCTATGACTTCGTGTAATAATCAAGAAATGGCCGAAAGATGTAAAGTTAAAACAGCAAATAAAGTTGTATGGTGCATTAAGGCCACTGCAGATTTTAACTCAAATGCAGCTCAATCATTACGTGCAGGTATAATGAACGGTAATATTAATCTTTTGTGTGGAGAATTTGAGGCAGAAGATATAATAAAAAAACTTCCTAATTATGCAAAAATGTCAGATCGAGAAAAAGCAGATTTAATGCTTCCATATGTTCAAACTGGTTTTGCCATAAATGAAATGATTAATCTTGAATATGAAATTGTAAATAATAAAGTAAGGATCAAAGAACGTAGTGGTATGCGTAAAGATAGATTTTCTAGTATTCAATATAACAATGCTATAGTACAAGAATTAAATACAAAATTAAAACCTAAAAATATTGAACAAGATATTAGAAATATGTTTCTTATTCGAAAAGCTCATAGAGTATAAATGAACCCTATTCGCCTCTTAATAATGCGTACCATTTAGGGTCTTTTTGCCGGA